AGCGAAGAAGTTTCGATAGTGGCATTTGTTCACGATGAAGTTCAAATCTTAGTTAAGAAAGGGCTTGAGGATGAAATAGGTGCAATCACTAAAGAAGCCATTAAAGAAACAGAGCTGGAGTTCAACTTTAAATGCCCTCTCGACTCAGAATACCAAGTCGGAAGTAGTTGGGCAGAAACTCACTGACTCTAGCAGGATTGGAGACCTTGCAGAACATTATGCAATTACATGGTTATGGGACGAAGGTTTTGAAGTGTTTCATAATTGTGGGTGTACAGGAGCTATTGATATTGTAGCTATAAAAGATGGTGAGGTTTATTTATTTGATGTTAAAACCATGCAGTACAATAAGGATAAAGAATATTATACGATTAAAAAAGGTAGAACTGATCTGCAAAAAGAGATGGGTGTTCAGTTACTTAGTTTTAATCCTAGCAACAGGAAGTTGAGAATGGTTAAACACAGGAGTATCTAATGCAGAGTGATATGTTAAATATAATTTTAGTTTTTAGTTTTGCTTTTGTTAGTGTAGCCCTTGGTATTAGATGGATAAGCCAATCATGGATTGATTACAAGTTAGCTAAATTAGGGCTGATAATAGAAAGATTAGACAAAGCAGAATATGAAAAAATGATGGGAGATAAAAGTGATGAGTAAAACACTTTTAGTAGATGGAGACATTGTAGCCTACAAAGCTGCCACGATAGCTGAGACTCCAATAGATTGGGGTGATGGTTTATGGACACTCCATGCACACGAGAAAGATGTAGTAGGTTCTATCGAAGAGTTTATGTCTAAAATAATAGAAGAATCTAAATGCGAGAAAGTTATTACTTGTTTAACAGGTACTTCTTTATATAGAAAAGATATAGCACCTTACTACAAAGAGAATAGAAAAACTGTACGTAAACCTATGCTCCTAAATTTTGCCAAAAAATATTTGGCAGATGTGTACAATGGCAAAATTGAAAATAAGCTAGAGGCAGATGACCTTCTTGGAATTTTAGGTAGTAGTAGTGACGATTACATTATATGGTCTGAGGATAAAGATTTACTAACTGTCCCTGCCAATCATTTAGTTCATGGTCAAGTTGTACAAATAGATAACGAGCAAGCTGACTATAACTTTTTCTATCAAACTCTTGTAGGTGATTCAACTGATAACTATAAAGGTTGTCCTACAATAGGTGATAAAAAAGCAAATAAAATCTTGCAAGAAAAAGGTGCTACTTGGGAAACTGTAGTTGACACTTATGCTAAACAAAACCTAAGCGAAGAGGTTGCAATTGAAAACGCAAGACTTGCAAGGATACTTCGTGTAGGTGAGTATGATTTTGAAACTAAGGAGGTAAGTTTGTGGGCAGCATAGACCTAGTAAATGAACCTCCACATTACAACAAAGGTGATATTGAAACCATAGATTATATCGTTGATGTGTTAGGTGAGTATGAGGCTATCTCATATTGTCACGGCAATGTACTAAAGTACACAGGCTCAAGATTGTGGGAAAAAGGTAAGCCTATTGAGGATGCTAAAAAAGCAATCTGGTATCTAAACAAAATGATTGAATTAATGGAAAAGACAAAAGGGGTAAATTGGTAAATGGATTCATATCAACAATACATACACAAGTCAAGGTACGCTCGTTGGTTAGATAAAGAAGGTAGACGAGAGACTTGGGAAGAAACCGTAAGAAGATATACTGACTTCTGGGTAGAAAGAGGTCAGATAGATTATGAGACATCTGAAAGATTATACAAAGCGATTTATAATCTCGATGTCATGCCTTCTATGCGTTGTCTTATGACAGCAGGGGAAGCACTAGCTAGAGATAACATGGCTGGTTTTAATTGTTCTTATATAGCAATAGATAACATTAGAGCATTCGATGAAATACTTTATGTTCTTATGTGTGGAACAGGTGTAGGGTTTTCAGTAGAAAGACAAGAAGTTAAAAAGCTGCCAGAAGTTGCGGAGGAGTTCCATGAAACAGATACTACGATCATTGTTAGAGATTCTAAAATCGGTTGGGCAAAGGCTTATCGTGAGCTGGTTAGCCTTTTGTATTCGGGTCAGATACCTTCGTGGGATGTTAGCCGTCTACGTGAAAAAGGTGAAAGGCTTAAAACTTTCGGTGGAAGAAGCAGTGGGGCTGACCCTCTTGTTGCTTTGTTTCATTTCACTGTTGCCACTTTTAAAGCTGCTGCTGGGAGGAGGCTCACAAGCCTAGAGTGCCATGACATCGTATGTAAAATTGCAGAGATTGTTGTTGTTGGGGGTGTTAGGAGGTCTGCTCTTATTAGTTTGTCTAACCTTTCTGATGATAGGATGCGTCATGCTAAGTCTGGAAATTGGTGGGAAACTGATACGCAAAGGGCATTGGCTAATAACAGTGCTGTGTATGCAGATAAACCAGACTTTGAAACCTTTCTTGAAGAATGGGTATCGTTATATAAATCAAAAGCTGGAGAGCGTGGTATCTTCTCAAGGGCAGCATCGAAAAACCAAGCAGCAAGGAACGGACGAAGAGACATAGATCATAGCTTTGGTACTAACCCATGTTCAGAAATAATACTTAGGTCTGCACAAGTATGTAACCTTAGTGAAGTTGTTGTAAGGTCTACTGATGATCTAAGAGATTTAGAAGAGAAAGTAGAAATAGCTACAATACTAGGAACACTACAATCTACATTAACTGATTTTAGGTATGTACGATCTATCTGGAAAAAGAATACAGCAGAAGAATGTTTGCTTGGTGTATCAATGACAGGTATTATGGATCACCCAATCTTATCAGGTAAAACAGAAAAAGGTTCTTGGTTTGATCATCCTAACCAACCTAACTTACCAGAGATATTAGAAAGATTAAAACAAATATCTGTAGAAACAAATAAGAAGTGGGCTGAGTCTTTAGGTGTAAATCAATCAACAGCTATTACTTGTGTTAAACCATCAGGTACAGTTAGTCAGTTAGTAGATAGTGCATCTGGACTCCATGCTAGATTCTCACCTTACTATATAAGACGAGTACGTTCAGATGGTAAAGACCCTATCTCAGAGTTTCTAAAAGATGCTGGAGTACCTTGGGAAAAGGATGTAATGAATAATGAGAATTATGTATTCTCTTTTCCTATGAAAGCTCCTGAAGGTGCAACAACAGTAGAAGAGCTAGATGTACAGCAACAGTTAGACTTGTGGGATACTTATCAAGAAAGCTGGTGTGAGCATAAACCTAGTGTGACTATTTATTACTCAGATGCAGAGTTTCTTGCAGCAGGTCAATGGGTGTGGGATAAACTAGATAGTTGTTCAGGTATTAGCTTCCTGCCTAGAACTGATCATGTATATCAGCAAGCACCCTATGAGGCTATTGATGAAAAAACATACAAAACATTAGTTAAAGATATGCCTAAAGAAATTGATTGGAATAGATTAGGTGAGTTTGAGAAAGAAGACACAACGACAGGTACACAAGAATTAGCTTGTGTGGCAGGTGGTTGTGAAATATAGGAAAGCGATTGTGGTATTGGAGGTAGTAACCTGCCTCCATATCATCGCAAATGTATGGTTAAATTACCTTCCTGTAACTCCTTGATAAATATCAACCTTTTTAAAAGGTGTCCTATAGAGAAATTACTATGAAAACACTACTAAACAAAGCGGTCTTTATTAACAAAGAGTTAGTAGATCACTTTAAATTACTTTTTCCAAACACCCTTCCAATGAAAAAGGGTATAACTCCAGAAGAAATAGCTTTTCTTCAAGGACAACAATCAGTTATCGAAAGAATGACTTTTATATTAGATGACGATCTAACAGAAGAGAAATAAAATTATGTGTATGAGAACCCCAAAAACACCAAAACCTGCTAAAGCACCTCCCATGGCTAATAGAAATGCTGAGGATTTAGAGATAGATGTAGATTCTACAGCTATGGCTCAACAAAAGAAAAAGTTAGGTTCTAAACAAAACAGACGTAGAAACCTAGGAATCCAAACACCTTCGGCTGCTGCTGGTTTAACAATTAATAGGACGGTATAATTATGTGTACGTCATTAGGAATGGCAGCAGCAAGAACGTCTACTGCTAGAGATACATTAAAAGACCCTAAAAGATTTTTACCTGCTTTAAGTATAGCAGGAGCTGCTGGTTTAGGTGCAAAGAAAGCTCTTGATAAAAGAAAGAAATCAAAACAACCTACAGCAGCCCCTAAAGTAGCTAAGGCTGCTACAACACAGAACACAAGTAACTACTCGTGAGGAATAAAGCATGATGATTAACGATCAAGGTGTTGAAAAAGCCTATGAAAACATGACGGCTGACCGAGATGCGTTTCTAACTAGAGCAAGAAATTGTGCAGAATTAACTATTCCTACACTCATGCCTCCTGAAGGTCATGGAGGACATACTCAGTATCTTACACCTTATCAAGCTGTAGGAGCTAGAGGTGTTAATAATCTTGCTTCTAAACTTTTAATGACATTACTTCCTCCAAACTCACCTTTTTTTAGATTAACTATAGATGATTTTAATTTAGTAGAATTAGGTGCTGAAGGTAGAGGTAAAGCAGAAGAAGCTTTAGCACGAATTGAAAGAAGTGCTACTCAAGAAATAGAAACGAAAGCCATAAGAGTACCGACATACGAAGCTTTAAAACAGCTAATAGTTTGCGGAAATGCTTTAGTATATATGCCACAAGAAGGTGGTATGAAAGTATTTAGGTTAGATAGATATGTAGTCAAACGTGATACAATGGGTAACTTGTTAAAACTTATTACCAAAGAAACAATAGCTTTTAGTGCATTACCTAAAATAGTTCAAGAAGCTTTACAAGATAATCCAGATTATCAAGTAGATGTCAATAAAAAAGAATGTGACTTATATACTTGTGTCAGAAAAGAAGGTAAAAAATATGTAGTACATCAAGAAGTAAAAGGAGTACCTATTCCTAAATCTCAAGGTGTCTACCCTGAAGATAAACTACCTTGGTTACCTTTACGTTTTATTGCTGTCGATGGTAGTGATTATGGTCGCTCATATTGCGAAGAGATAATAGGTGATTTAAAATCTCTTGAAGCTCTAACTCGTGCTATTGTAGAAGGTAGTGCTGCAAGTGCTAAACTTTTATTTATGGTTAGACCAAACGGTACAACTAAGATACGAAATATAGCTGATAGCCCTAACGGAGGTATTATCAGTGGTGATGCTAATGATGTAACAACTCTACAAGCAAATAAGTTTAATGACTTTAGAGTAGCACAAGAAACAATGAATGGTATCACACAAAGATTATCTTATTCTTTCTTGCTAAATAGTTCAGTACAAAGACAAGCTGAACGAGTAACAGCAGAAGAAGTAAGGTTTATGGCACAAGAATTAGAAACTGCATTAGGTGGTATTTACTCTGTCTTATCCCAAGAGTTTCAATTACCTCTTGTTAATTTACTTCTTGCTAAAATGCAGAAAGAAGGTAAGATGCCTAAGTTCCCTAAAGATACTTTAAAGCCACAGATTGTAACTGGTTTAGAAGCTCTTGGTCGAGGTCAAGACTTAAATAAACTACAAGCGTTCTTACAATACTTAGCCCCATTAGGTCAGCAAGTGTTAGCTCAAGAATTAAATATAGATGATTATATTGTTGTAGAATGTTATAGAATTATAGACCCAGATACTTATACAGATGTATATAATGATTATTACCTTAAAAAATATGCAACCGCTTTAATCAAAAAACAATGGGGTCAGAACCTATTGAAGTTCGAAGGTATGCAAATGCCAGGTGGAGTCACATTTAATGGTCGACAAATATATGATGACGCAATCGCCGATATTGAAAAGTTAGAAGAAGAAATGCGACTGAATTGGGAAGACCCAGTTGATTTCTACAGTGGATAAGATATGCCGAGAAATGTTTATTTTTCACAGGCCGTAAAATCTGAACAGAATCTTTACGAAGACCTGATAATAGAATCACTAAAAATATATGGACAAGATGTCTTTTATATTCCTCGTGTGCTTGTCAATAGAGATAATATATTAGGTGAGGACCCAGCCTCAAGCTTTGATGATGCTTATTTGATCGAAATGTATATAGAAAATATTGATGGGTTTGAAGGGTCAGGTGATTTATATT